CACATAACAATAGTAACACATAAAAAATACCAATACAAGGAAAAAGGTTAAAAAAATGCCAACTACCATTTTCAAAAAAGGCTTAAAAACAAATACTCGTTCATGGAGTGATTTGGATTTAGACTTCCAAGCCCATCCAGTTACTAAGGACATTGTTACTAAGACAGATGTAGAGGCTGTTAAGAGATCAGTAAGAAATCTTATTCTCACTAATCGTTATGAAAGACCTTTCCAACCAGAGATAGACGGTGGTGTTACACGGCATTTATTTCAATTATCCACACCTAGTACAAAATTGGATATAAAAACTGCTATTCAAGTTGCTATTGCTAATTTTGAACCAAGAGTACAATTAATTGATGTTTTTGTAGGTGGTGATTTAGATAGAAACGGTTTTGACGTAACAATCAATTTTCGTGTTATTAATGTACCAGAACCAGTAACGATAGAATTATTTTTAGAAAGGCTTAGATAATGCCATCATCCGATAAGTTACAAATTACAGATTTAGAGTTTGATTCTATTAAAGCAAACTTGAAAACATATCTTAAAGCACAAACAAAATTTCAAGACTATGATTTTGAAGGTAGTGGTATGGCAGTCTTGATCGACCTTCTAGCATACAATACACATTACATGGGTTACTATGCAAATATGCTTGGTAACGAAATGTTTTTGGATTCTTCCTCACTAAGAGAATCAGTTGTATCTCATGCTAAACATCTCAACGTACATCCAACTTCACGAAAAGCTCCAAAGGCAAAACTAAATTTTACCTTTACTCCAGCTGGTACTCCTACTTCTTTAACTATTGCAAAAGATACTAAATTTAGTACAAGTGTCAATGGTGTTAGTTATGTATTTACTACTAATGAAGCTACGTCAGTTCCACGTTCATCAACTGGTACATATACTGCTCAAGATGTCGAAATAATTGAAGGTACTATTTTAAATAAAGCATATACAGTAAATGGAGCAAATAAAACACAGAGATTTATTATTCCAAATGTTAATGTAGATATTTCAACTATTGCAGTTAAAGTGCAAAAGTCAGTTAGTGATAGTGAGGTCTATACATATGCAGATGGTAATGCTTTGGATGTTACAACAATTAAAGGTACAGATAAAGTTTTCTTTTTACAAGAAATAGAAAATCAGAAATATGAAATCACATTTGGTGATGGTACAGTTGGAAAATCATTAACTGATGGTAATATTATTTTTATTGAATATATTGTTACCAAAGGGACTGAAGCTAATCTAGCAGCTACCTTTTCTGCTGTTGCTACTGTAGCTGGTCAAAGTACCGGTAGTTATGTTTTAACAACATCTGAAGCTGCAAATGGTGGTGCAGATATTCAAGATATTACATCTTTACAATTCCAAGCACCAAAACTTTATCAAGCACAAAAACGTGCAACGACAAAAGCAGATTATAAAGCAATTATATTAGAACAAAGGTCAGATATAGAATCTATTACAGTATATGGTGGAGAAGATGCAGACCCTGTTCAGTATGGAAAAGTTTTTATTGCACTTAAGCCTGCTGGTTCAGCATCAACATATAGTGCTACTGCTAAAGAAAATATTAAATCTTCTATATTGAAAAAAGTTAATGTTGTTACTGTTACACCAGAACTTATTGACCCAGTTTTTTATTATCTTCTTATTGATACCACAGTAAACTATGACCCTGTTACAAATTTAACAGATGAGACAACTTTGAAAACAAATATAAAAACATCTATTGAAGCTTATCTTCAAAGTAATTTAGAAAAGTTTGACCAGAAGTTTAGACATTCAAAATTAGTACAAGATATAGATAATACAAATGATTCAATTAGAAATAATAAAACCTTGATTAAGTATCAACAAAAAATAACACCTGTAAGTTTGAACTTAGCTACAGACTACACTTTGAATTTTAATAACAGATTAGAAAAGGGAAGTGTAGTATCTACATCATTTGTAGCAACAGATGGTTTTACTTATGTATTGGTAGATAATTCGGCTGGTGTGATAAGGGCTTCAAGACAAACAGTTATCGGTACAACGGATAGTCCTGCAATTTATTTAGTTATGCCAGATGGTTCAACACAACATGGTACGATTAATTATGATACAGGTAAAGTTGTACTTAGTAGTTTAACTCCTGTATCAATTACAGACGCAACCGACAGTATAAAATTTACTGTTACACCAGAAAATAATAATAGTGATATAACACCTTTAAGAGAACAGATTTTAACTTACGACTTTGCTGATACAGCAGCAATTACTATTAACATGGTAGCAGAAACGATAATCTAATATGACAACAGTAACACCAAATCAACCAGTTCATCCTAAGTTTGATGATAGAATAAGTGTAAAGGTAGAAGGTCAGCTTCCTGCATTTGTGAAGCAAGACCATCCTACCTTTATTGCTTTCATGGAAGCTTATTATGAATATATGGAACAGATAGGGAAACCATATGAAATCATTGGTAACCTTGATAACTATTTTAATATTGATAAAACTGTTGATGATTTTCTAAATTATTTTAAGAAACAGTTTGGTGAAGATATACCAGAAGCTGTTTTTGCAAATGCTAATAAACCATTTGTACTAAAACATCTCAGAGATTTTTATAGAACTAAAGGAAGTGAAAAATCTTTTCAGTTTCTTTTTAGGTTATTATACAAAGATGAAATATCTTTTTACTATCCCGGGAAAGATATGCTTCGTACTTCTGATGGGAAGTATGGAAAGAGTGATATTATTAGAGTTATTGATCCTAGTTGTTGTGATTCTGTTTTTAAATTAGTTGGAAAGACTATTACTGGTTCTGTATCTGGTGCATCAGCAATTGTTGAATTAGTAGTTAATGAACAAATAGGAAGTTTTATTGTATCAACAATATATCTTTCTAGTGTTTTAAGAAAGTTTGAAACAGGTGATACAGTTACCGATGGGACTCATACTTACGTTTTAAATAATATGATTACTGATTCTACTATTACAAATAGTGGGTCAGGTTATACGGTTGGTTTACAGTCTCCATTGGTAGGTGGTGGTATTGGAACAGGTGGCTTAATTAAGATTGAGGAATTAACTGGTGGTTGGATTACTGGTGCAACAATTAATAGTGGTGGTACAGGATATAAAGTAGGTGATAAACTAACTTTAGATAATACAAGTAAGTTAAATATAAATGGAAGAAGAGCTAGTATTCTTGTAAACAATATTGATACTAATGGTGCAATAACAAGTTTAGAAATTGAGAATCCGGGTTCTGATTATACATCCTTACCAACAGTTACAAGTGCTGGTTCTGGTAATGGTGCAAGTATAACATTAACAGGTGCTGAAATCGGTGGTATAAAAAAATTAAAAGTTGTGCAACCTGGATTTGGTTATTCTCCTGCACCAACAATAAATCTATCTGGAATAGGTGATGGTAACGCAACAGCTAGTGTTGTTCTTGGAACATACGAAGATGAGTTTGGTAAAAGCTTTGTTGGTACAAGTGGATTTCTAAGTTCTAACAAATACATTCAAGATAGTTTTTATTATCAGTTATTTTCTTACGAAATATCAGTTGGACATACGATTAATAAATGGCGAGATATTATTAAGCGTGTAGTCCACCCTGCGGGCTTAGCATTATTTGGTAACTACAAACTAAGCTCCCTTATTGATATGCAGTTGAAAATTACTGGCATACCACAGCGTCGTGATTACACTATTATTTTCCATGACCCAGAATATGCAGACATTACAGATAGTCGAGATAAACTAGCTAAACGTCTAAGAGTAAAAATTACAACTTGTGATGAATTTCAGAATATTAGAATTAATTTACCTGCTGAAGATTATAGGTTAATATCAGAGGCTTTTACCGAACAAGATGATTTTGGTTTAATTTCAGATTCTAACTTAACATTTAGTGATGACTATGAACTTATTACACAAGCAACTTTTTATGTTAAACCAACCAAATGTCAAACTTATGAGAAAGACCTAGGAATACAATCTTTAAGAATTTCTGGTGGTTTGGAGGATTATTTAAGAACAAGTATAATAGCCTCAAGAATGGGTGATGATGGAACTGTTACTGAGGTAGGTCCACATGAACTAATTGATTGGGGTAAAGTAACAGATAATATTACTGCTACAACACAGATAAGGTTAGGACATACTCGCAGAAATGTAGATCGACATAAATTTATGACTCAGGGTGGATTTAGTCAGACAATTACATCTACTCATTCTATTGATAAAATTGTTGTATATGATGAGGGTAGTGGTTATACGTCAGCTCCAACTGTAACAATATCAGGTGGGGGTGGTTCATCAGCAGCTGCCACGGCAAATATATCAGCTGGAAAAGTAACTAGTATTACAATAACAAATGCTGGAACTGGATATACTTCATTACCAGCTATTACTATTTCGGGTGGAGGTGGAAGCAATGCTACTGCTACTGCGGTAATTAAAAGAACATCTGGTACTACAATCGCTTCATTTAAAGATATAAAACTACAATATTATGCTGTATTTAATGGATTGAAGGGTGATAAGACAGTTAATAGTACAATCACACAATATAAGACTGGGTATGAAAATAATGGCGCAAGAAATGTAGCATTACCGCCACCAAATTAGTTTTTTTTCAAAAAAAGTATTATAAATATAGTAAGAACAAACAATCTTAAAGGAATTATAACATGAGTGCAATAATTAATAACAGTTTTAGAAAATTTCAGGCTGATAATTTTATAGGGAGTTTTTCCACAAATAATATGTATCTAGCCATTGGGAAAAATACAGCTTGGAGTGGTGCTAGTGCATCTGAATATACTGAAACTACTCCTAGTGATAATAATATTCCTGTACCTATTGATACAACAGCAAGTCTTTATACTCATTATAACGATATGATTGCTGCAAAACGTATAACCAATACAAGTGTATCTCATGTAGTTAAGAGAGTTGATTGGACATCTGGTACAGTATATGTGGAATATGACCATTATATAGACGATATTATTGACCAAAACTTTTTTGTGTTTACAGAAGATTTCAGAGTATATAAATGTATTAGTAATGGAGCAGGAGTTGCTTCTACTGTTAAGCCTACTGGTGTAGGTCCAGCAATTATTGAAACCTCAGATAATTATAGATGGAAGTTCATGTTTGAAGTACAACAAGCTGATGTTCTTAAATTTATTACAACTGATTGGGTTCCAGTAAATTCTCCAGCAACCTCAGGACAAACAGACCAAGCAAATACAGAAGGTGCAGCTGTTGATGGTGCTTTAGAGCATATTGACGTAACAGCTGGTGGTACTGGATATAGGTCAAATACTGGTACTGCTCAATCTGGAAGTACAACAACTACGATTGTTCTAGCCGGTGGTGCAAGTAATACTGATGATTATTATAATAACATGACAGTTTATATTAGTAGTGGTCAAGGTCAAGGTGAATTAAAAACTATTACTGATTATGATGGTACAAATAAGATAGCAACAGTATCAACAAATTGGACAACCATACCAACTAATGCAAGTGTTTATGAAGTTATGCCAGCAGTAACAGTAAGTTCATCTGATGGCTCTAGTGGTGTTGCAAGAGTTTCTGGTGTTACGGCTGGAGTTGTTACAAAAGTAAGCATGACTAATGTTGGAACAGGTTATCGTAGTGCTACTGCAACTGTTTCATCTGGTAGTGGGTCAAATGCAGTATTGGCACCAAGAATCGGACCTTCTGGTGGTCATGGTAAAAATGCTGTTTCAGAATTAGGTGGTGCATATGTAATGTTAAATGCAAGATTAATTGGTGCTGATGGTAGTAGTG